TCCATTGTTTAATGGGCTAACTGCTTTTACTTGTTTAGTTTGAGCCATAGATCTTGCTAAAGCTTTTGTATATCTAGAAGCAAGTCTGTCATACAAGTTGTCTTCAATAGCTTCCTCAGTGATAGCAAAAGCGAGAGCAATTGTCTCGTTAGTGTATCTAGCTGTGAAAGTTTCTTGAGCGTTATCGTATGTAACAGCACTTCCTTCTGGTTTTACTTGTGCTTGAGCGAATCCACTTAACATTACTTCTTCTTCAAAAGCTCTGTCAGATGACTCTGTAGTATAAATTTCAGCTGACTGATTTTCATACTGTTTGTATTCCAGGCCGAATAAGGCATTCAAACCTGGCTCTAGTTCTTTAACTAGTTGATTACGTGATATAGCCATATTATCCTCCTTATACCCCTGTAGTATCCAAGAAGAACGACTGGTTAATAATAACTCTCCATACTACATTCGCAGATGTAAGGTCACTATTTTCCGGGTCTCTTGAGACACCTATTATTTTAACTTGTTGGTCAGCGTTATTGTTAAGAGTCGAATCATCTAGAGTCGCTCCTGACACATAGTTAGGTGATCCACCTGCACTATATGCAATATCAGCTGTGTTACCAACGTCTGTTTGTGCCGAAGCTCCAGTGTTGTTACTTCTGATTTCGTACTGTTGTAACGGACTGTCGTTAACAAGAGCAACAATATCAGTAGCAGTATTACTACCTTGTAGGTAGTTCTGGAACGTAGGCTTTGATGTAGTAGCATCAGTGTAAAAAACACCGTTTAGAGAGCCGATAATATCTTCAGTACCAGCTATTCCTACCACAGCATATCCACTAGCTGCTTGACATACTAAATCTTGAAAGTATATCGCAGATGAAGACGCTGCAACAGGGTATTCACCTAAACCCATGTTTTCATAACCATTGCCGTACATTTTAATGGGTTTGCATCCAAACCCAGTTGATGAACTATTAGCCATAGTTGTTTTCTCCTTATGTGAGCTACCCTTGCGGGCCTCCACTCACGGTTAATTTATTCGCTGGGTTGAAGTGTTAAAAATTTTTAACTTTTCTTGCCACCGAAGGTTGTACGAGTTTGCATATCGATGTCGATAGGCATTCCCCTATGCTGTTCCTTCATAAGATCGTTGTCGATTGCGGCCTGTTGTTCTTGAGCTTGCTTTGCAAAATACTCTTGTCTTGACCGTGCGATCTCTTCCGGTACCCTAGTCAGCACTAGGCCTCCGTGCCCGATAACCCCTGCGTATTTGCCGTCGGTGATTGCTGGAAAGTCCTCATTAGGATATTCGTCGGCTCTTACTAACTCATACCCGGACCTTAAGCGTCCTTGTATGTTTTTCGTGTCAACAAATCCCAAGACTTCTATCCTGACCCATCTGTGTCTGAATCCGTCTGGCGCGTTGGGCGTATCTAAGTACGATGGTGGAGTCCAAGGTTTATTTTGCATTTTCGGTTTAACCGATTTTGCTTGTGATTCAACTTTTGTTGTATCACTTTTTACTTGACTCGCACGAGTTGGTTTTTTTGTATTCATATGCCTATACCTCCTTCGTGTTTATAAGTTGTTTCGCATACTCTTCTAGTGGCACACCTAATTTTTTCGCTATTGCGACTTGAGAAGATGTGAGTCTCACTTGTTTGCGACCAGTCTTTGAACTACGCGTTGCAGAGGCAACGTTTTGTGTAGGTTTACTAGTCTGTTTTTCTACACTATTACCAAATTTGTGGGGAAATTCAAGTCTTATTCTTTTATCCACTTCTGCATAGTATTCATCAGATTGTGGATCCATACCTTCTTCCTCCGTTAATTTTCGGTGTAGATCGAATGCTGTGTAAGTCATAGCATTATCCTTACCAAACCATTCATTTTTTTCGGCCCAAGCTTCTGCTTTAGGGTCTACTGGAGCTGATTGATTGATAGGTTGTTGGGTTCTTACAGGTCTTTCTTTAGCAGCAGTTTCCTGCATTTGATGTTGAGTTTTTAACTCTGCTAATTTACCTTGTTCATAACCTAATTGAGATATTTGAGTTAAAGCTTCTACTTCTGCTTTAGCATCTTCATTTAATCTTGCAGCTTTTAATTTTTCTTGAGCTGCTGTTAAAGAAGATGAAATCCTACCTTCCATTTCGGTAGCATAATTTTTATCTAAAGATGTTGACTTAGCTTCAAATTGATCTCGTTCTTGTTTAACTCGTTGTGCAAATGCGATAGCTTCTTCTCTTTGTCTTTCAGCTTCACGCATTTTTTTAGTAAGTTTAGCTATTCTTTTCTTAACTCCTTCAGAATATTCTTCAACTGCTTGAGTGTTATCTTGTTGTTTATCACTTTTAACTTCGTCAGTTTTCTGTGCAACCTCTCCGCCTTCGTTCTTTTCATCTCGAACATTAGACTGCTCACTAGATTTCTCAGATGTATCAGCGGGCTGATCATCGTATATAACATTTGCTTCATTTTTATTATCCTTGTTTTCATATGTTTTTGTTTCTTCGTTCTCTGTTTCTGGCAGTTCTACTCTTGCACCCGGTCCGGATGTATCAAGATTAACTGTTTTTTCTTCTTTGTCTGGCATAGTTCCTCCTATGATTGTTAAAATTCGTGGAATATATCTTCAGGGTTTTCCACGGTCGCTAAAACTTCATCATCGTTAAGAAGTCTTATCTCACCCCCATCTATTTTAATTCGTGATCCTGCATATCTTGCAAAGATAATCCAATCACCTTTCTTGCACCATGGACCTTCTGGGTATCTTTCTTTGTCATAGCAGTGCGGGCCCATAGATAATACTAAACCACAAGTTGATGCTACTTGTGATCGTTCTACTGTATCATCTGCTAGGATTATTCCACCTTTCGTTTTTTCTTTTTGTTTAAAAGGTAAAACTAAAATTCTCCAACCTGTTGGACTTGGTAGTTTTGAAGACTCGTTAATTTCTTTTTTCTTAGTCGGTTTTACACCTACTAATTCTTTATTAGGTAACTCAATCTTTGGTTTTTGAGTTGATGTTGATAACGGTTCCGTCTTGTTCATTTTGCTCCTTTTTATTTAGCAGGGTGGATATTTCCTGATTTAAATATTGATACGTTCGTATCTGTCCCAACATATACTGGTATTTTTCCATATTGTCAACACCACCAGACGCCATTGCCGATACTACATCATCATGTCTCATTTTAATTATTTTTTTTATTTTTTCTATAAATGTTATTTCGTCCATTATTTCTTTTTCCTTTTCTTTGGTTTACTTATTTTACTGCCATATTTTTTAGTCCATTTTTTAGCTATAGCAGGTTCGTTTTTGTATAGATAACGTCTTTGTTTTTCAGATTTAAAGGGCATGTCCTGGCTCCCTAAAATCTTTAATTGCTTGTAGCTTTTCTTGAGCATCTGCAATTTTTTGAAACAATTTATCTATCTCATCTATATGTTGTGGGTGTTCTCCAATACCTACAGAATTTTCTAAATATATTTTAATGGTAGCGTCTGCTTCTGAAATTTGTGCTGTATACCTATCTTCTAAAGCATCTAGTATTGCATTTTTCATTTAACATTTCCATCTTCTACGCGCCTGTCTTAGTCTTGAATTAGGATCTTTTGCTGCTTTCGGAAATTGTTTCATTTGGCCGGCGCTTCTAGCGCAATACGACTTACGTCGTTTAGCAGCTTTTGATCCTGGTTTGACCTTGCCAGTGACCGCTGTTTTTAATTTAGAACCGGGATTTTTTCTTCTATAGGCAGCAACACCGGCTCGTGTCATGCCTGCTCCAGACTTTGTAGGTCTAAAGTTTTTCTTGTTTCTAGCTGGCATATTGTCAGCTTTACGCATTATGCCTTCTTCGCAGTTTTAGCTGATCTTTTTAATGCTTTAGAACTTACAGTTCCTTTACCGGGTCTGCTTGTGCCTGCTTTTTTTCTTTTGTTCATGTAGTAGTAAAGTCCTTTCTTAACTCTTCTACCATCTTTAGTTGTATGGTAAGCGCTACCGCCTTTTTTAGCTTCAAAACGTGCTCCCATTCCTTTAGCCATTCCTTTAGCTCTCGCTATTTCATAACTAGATTTTTTTCCATCTTTATTTAAATCTCTAGCCTTAATTACTTTTTTATTTCCCATTCCAAATCGTTTGGTCATCTTAATACTCCTGTATTACTTTGTTGCAATCGAGACAATACTTTATTTTTCTTGTCACGTTGTTTTCGTGATTACAATCTTCTGTTATCT